ATGGCACTGAATATTCCATTCAGAAATGCGTACTATCGTTTTGCATCCAGTTACTCATTTCTCTTTTTTATTTCCTGGTCGCTGTGGTGGTCGTTATACGCTATTTGGCTGAAAGGACATCTAGGGTTGACAGGGACGGAATTAGGTACACTTTATTCGGTCAACCAGTTTACCAGCATTCTATTTATGATGTTCTACGGCATCGTTCAGGATAAACTCGGTCTGAAGAAACCGCTCATCTGGTGTATGAGTTTCATCCTGGTCTTGACCGGACCGTTTATGATTTACGTTTATGAACCGTTACTGCAAAGCAATTTTTCTGTAGGTCTAATTCCGGGGGCGCTATTTTTTGGCTTGGGGTATCTGGCGGGATGCGGTTTGCTTGATAGCTTCACCGAAAAAATGGCGCGAAATTTTCATTTCGAATATGGAACAGCGCGCGCCTGGGGATCTTTTGGCTATGCTATTGGCGCGTTCTTTGCCGGCATATTTTTTAGTATCAGTCCCCATATCAACTTCTGGTTGGTCTCGCTATTTGGCGCTGTATTTATGATGATCAACATGCGTTTTAAAGATAAGGATCACCAGTGCGTAGCGGCAGATGCGGGAGGGGTAAAAAAAGAGGATTTTATCGCAGTTTTCAAGGATCGAAACTTCTGGGTTTTCGTCATATTTATTGTGGGGACGTGGTCTTTCTATAACATTTTTGATCAACAACTTTTTCCTGTCTTTTATGCAGGTTTATTCGAATCACACGATGTAGGAACGCGCCTGTATGGTTATCTCAACTCATTCCAGGTGGTACTCGAAGCGCTGTGCATGGCGATTATTCCTTTCTTTGTGAATCGGGTAGGGCCAAAAAATGCATTACTTATCGGAGTTGTGATTATGGCGTTGCGTATCCTTTCCTGCGCGCTGTTCGTTAACCCCTGGATTATTTCATTAGTGAAGTTGTTACATGCCATTGAGGTTCCACTTTGTGTCATATCCGTCTTCAAATACAGCGTGGCAAACTTTGATAAGCGCCTGTCGTCGACGATCTTTCTGATTGGTTTTCAAATTGCCAGTTCGCTTGGGATTGTGCTGCTTTCAACGCCGACTGGGATACTCTTTGACCACGCAGGCTACCAGACAGTTTTCTTCGCAATTTCGGGTATTGTCTGCCTGATGTTGCTATTTGGCATTTTCTTCTTGAGTAAAAAACGCGAGCAAATAGTTATGGAAACGCCTGTACCTTCAGCAATATAGACGTAAACTTTTTCCGGTTGTTGTCGATAGCTCTATATCCCTCAACCGGAAAATAATAATAGTAAAATGCTTAGCCCTGCTAATAATCGCCTAATCCAAACGCCTCATTCATGTTCTGGTACAGTCGCTCAAATGTACTTCAGATGCGCGGTTCGCTGATTTCCAGGACATTGTCGTCATTCAGTGACCTGTCCCGTGTATCACGGTCCTGCGAATTCATCAAGGAATGCATTGCGGAGTGAAGTATCGAGTCACGCCATATTTCGCTATCAGGATTCTGTGTGATGGTTACATCGCCCGGCTCAGGGCTGTTTAGTCATCAGCGCTTTCTGACAGTGCTGAGATTTCAACCTGTTGCAGTAAAAATGAGTAGATATAAGGCAAGTGTGCTGCCAAACCCATCTTTTACGGGGTGAAGGTAGATTTCGTTTGAAGGGTATCTGGTGTCCCCTGCAGACATCTACTTGAAGCAGCAGGGGATTGATTGGAATGGTGTTTTTTAGATGTGAGAAATATTTTACCCGCTATTTTACCCATTGGCGCGGCTTAAGAGCTTATTTTTGAATTCACAATGGTCACGATATAACCATCTTGCTCGACCGTGGATAACTTTGGCTTTTGGCAGGTCGCCGGACTTAATCCGGTCATAGATGAAGGTTTTACCAAAGCCAGTATCGGCCATGATGAATTTCAAATCAACCAGTGAATCAGGTTGTAGTTCGTGTTGCATGAGTGCTATCTCCGAATAGGGAATCGAACCTGCAAATCAGGTAATAAAAAACCGCCATCAGGCGGCTTGGTGTTCTTTCAGTTCTTCAATTCGAATATTGGTTACGTCTGCATGCGCTATCTGCGCCCACAGCATCCAGTGGGCATAGCAGTCGTTGATGTCCTCTGCTTCGATAACCCTGTTGAATGGTTCTCCATTCCATTCACCTGTGACTCGGAAGTGCATTTATCATCTCCATAAAACAAAACTCGCCGTAGCGAGTTCAGATAAAAGAAATCACCGCGAGTGCGAGGATTGTTATTCATTGCCGATATTCACCTTTATCGCGTATACCTTTACCGGTTTATCGCCGAAGTGCGGATGTGTGATTGTCTTGATTTCATATCCGTCATACGGAACATCAATTCTGCGGCTGGAATCGTCGCGCTTCGGATATCCCTTTGTGATAATCAGGCGGTCATACTCCCGGAACATAATTCGCTTATTCCAGTAGTCATTACACAGGCGATACTCTTCCGTTTTCTCGCCTGACTTCATCTGGTCGAAATATTCACCGTTAACTACCAGTTGAAGGTTAGCCACGGTTAACCTCCTGCGGCGGTTCTGGTAGAGGCATCCAGTCGGTTACATTGCGGCTCTGCGTTTCGAAGAACTCCTCACCATTGCGGACAACATCAAAAAACTCACCGTCTCGATATTGTGCATAAAGAACGAATGCACCATCACATAAAATAATTACGTGCTGACCATCATCAGGCATTTGCTCACTACAGCTTATCCAACCATCCGGAGTTACCGGAGTTGGTCCATCGAATTCGGGCATGTCAGGACCTTTTCTGATAGCTTTAGCCAGCTCCAGCGGGTCATCGTAAAGCCAGTCGCCAGTTTGTGGGTGATTTGCTTCTGCAAGCTGCGCAGCCCATTCAAGACCATCTTTTTGACCTTGGAGATAATCAAGCGGCAACTCTTCATGATTACTTGCAGGTTCGGCACTATCAGCTTCGCGCCGCTTCTGTAGCTCTGCTGCCATCGCTCTCACGACTTCAACTGGTGCCCTTGCAGCAAACTCTATGTTGGTGATCAGCTCATTAAGATATTGCTCGCTGGGATACTGTTTCTTATTGGTTATAGTGGTCATAGCTATTTCACCTTAATCTCAACATTTCGCAGCTTTAGCTCTACTGGCAGGTCTGACTTTCCGGTTAATGCTAATGCGAGATTTTCTGGAGTAATGAGAGCCGTTATTGTTTTCCCCATCGACAGACGAATAATCATTCGTATCTCGCGATCGTCACATGCTCCCGGTCGAACAATTGAGATTTGTCCGTTCATCTCACTCTCCTTTGATGCGAATGCCTGTTGCAATGCTGTTTATGATGCTGTCAGTGCATGGGGTAGAAAGCTGGGCATCTCCAGCAATTCTCATGACCTCAACATCTGCATATCGAATACCGAGGTGTATCAGACCGGCTACGCCTGACTTAAGCCGAGCATTTTCCATAAATAGAACTTTTGCCCGCTGTTTTTCTGCTTCCAGCTCAACACGCAGCTTCCCTACCGTTAGCGCAATATCCTCGTTCTCCTGATCGCGGCTTTTGATGTATTGCAGGTTTCTTTCCCGTTCATCCAACAATGCCAGCGCGATATCTGGCGAAAAGTGCTTCATAAAATCGTTAAGCGCATTAATTCGCTGATCGAAAGGCATTACAGGTGCTTCACCAGCAATTTTTGTTTTTTCAGCGATTTCACGAAGCTTTTGATAATCAATCTTGCTCACTGGTTGCCTCCTTTGCGCCACATCGCATTCAGATATTTGTTTTGATTCACTGAAGGAAAAGAATTTCTCTTAAGCAATTCCTCTCTCGATGGCATTGGCTTTACGCGTTGGCGAATAATCATTTCTGCCGGAAGAATGCCGGGATTGTATGCAAGTCCTCTCATGGTAAATTCCTCAGTCATTACTGATAGCGCCATAGCGTGAGCGGTAATTACGCAGGCGCGGGTCAATTTCAGGGAAGTGGGTATATGTGGCTTTGCGGAATGGTCGGATTGATGTCTGGTAAATTCGCTCTCGTTCTTCTTTCTCTGCAAGCCATATACAGTGGCGAAATTCCTTTTCCTCTTTCGTTTCCTGCGGTATCGACATTATCCGGTTGTAGTTTTTCCTGAATTTATCCAGCACCTCCGATACGGAATTGCCGGAACAGCGGCGCGGGTCATCCGCACCATACAGAGGCGCTGGCATGGTTTTCTCCTGTTGATTATTTAGCTAACTTTTTCCAGATCGCTGAAACGTATTTGGCTTGGTGGATGGCATCATCAAGCGCGTTGTGGCGAGTTCCTTTGAATGGCATATCTCGCTTAGGATCGAATCCTATTACCTTCCCAAGTTCGACGATTGTTCTTACGTCGCGGTCATTCCACCACTGCCACGGAACTGGCTGCCCTGTCAGCGAATAACTGTTGCGGAGAATAACGCAGTCAAATGATGCTCCATTCCCCCAAACCTGAACGAGTTTGTGGTTGGCGTTCTTTATGATGAATTCAGATAACCATGAAAGAGCCGTTGAAAGCTCTTGAGTGTTGCTGGTTAGCGATTTTCTGGCTTCTTCACTCTGTTCCATCCACCATAAAATCGTTGAAGCGTCAGGACGCGCCCGATATCGCATTGATGACTCAAGCGAGATATTTACCGAGAACTCTTCTCCTGTTTCTCCGGTATTCGGGTCAAAGAATACCGCCCCAATAGAAATAACTGGCGCATATGGCCCGTTGCCCATTGCTTCAAGGTCAACCATTAAGTGATTCATGTAAGTCCTTAAATTGCGTGAATAGCGTGACGAGGGAAGGGGAGGGTTACTGGTTCCTCGTCTGGATATATTGGCTTGTTGTGCTTGTGCCATTCAACATGACATGCTTTGCATAGCCACATTACTTCAAGAGGTTTACTGTAATCGCAGTGGTGCGCCTGTGGTTTACATTCTGATCCGCAGCGCTCACATTGTGGTGGTCGGATTAGCTTACCGTCGCGCAAAAAATTACCCACAATGATGTGGGCTTTTCTTTTCCATGGGTTGCTCTGAATGAACCGCTTTTTGGCTGCGTTACACCGTTCTCTGCCGCGTTCCGATGATTGATATTCTCTCCTTGCTGATACTCGATGTGGCAATCCCGCGCGCTCTTTGTCGTATTCAGCCAGGCAAGCCCGGCAAGCGGCAGTTAATCCATCTCTGGATGCTCTTCTGATTTGAAAGTCCCTTTCTTCCTTCTGTTGATGGCATCTTGAGCAGATTTTCATTTTCAGCTCCTAGAACGGAATATCCGAATCGTCGAAGTTCATAGGTGGTTCGCTGTGATTTCCCTGCTGCTGAGGTTGCTGCCTTTGTTGCTGACCGTTATTTCGCTGAGGTGAAGACTGTTCATTTCCTCCTTGCTTGCCACCAAGCATTTGCATGGTTCCACCAACGCCCACGATGACTTCGGTAGTGAACCGATCCTGTCCGCTTTGATCCTGCCATTTTCTTGTCCGCAATTTGCCTTCAAGATAAACCTCAGAGCCTTTTCGCAGATATTCGCTGGCAATTTCTGCCAGTTTCCCGCTCATTACCACACGGTGCCACTCCGTCTGCTCCTTTTGCTCTCCAGTTTGCTTATCACGCCATTGTTCTGACGTAGCAACTGTAAGGTTTGCAAATGCCGTTCCTGATGGTGAATATCTGATTTCTGGATCATGCCCAAGGCGACCAATAATGATCACCTTATTTACGCCTCTGCTTGCCATTTATGCCGCCTGTTTTAGTTCGTTAACTCTGATGTTCATTACCTGAACGCATTTAGCCTGCGCATCCTCATTCCCAGCCATTAATTGCCAGTCATGCTGATAACGTTCGATGAGTTTTTTCTTGTCAGTTTCTGTCGACGCATAATCGCTGAAGTCTTTCAGGATTTGTTCGCAGTCAACCGATGGAGATTTCTGGTTGGTATTTTCTGGTGATGGTTTGTTATCTGATACTGGCATTGCCCAGCCAGGCAGCGATGGAGGGAGCCAGTAAAATCCTGTTCCATCCTTCAGTTTTGCCCTGTGCCATCCCTGCTTTTTATCGAGAGATGTTTGTGCGAAACCTTCCTCAAGGTTATACAGATACCGACCGATTCCCCACTGAACGGCAGCACGCTTCATTGCACCTGAACGACCACCTTTGACGGCTTCTACCTGCGTGTTTTCAGCAGCATCCCATTTGGTTACCCATTCGGAATCAATCTTGATTGATATGCCGCATTCAACGCCGCCGTTGTTGGGAATATCGCGGTATTCATTGCGCCATCCTGCTTTGCCGCAAACATCGTCCAGGCGTTTCATGATTGCCCGGTTCGTGACATAAGCCAGCACCATAGCCCACACTTTGCCATCGCGTGTTTTACCGCTTTGCTGTATTCGCCATTCGATATCTTCAGGGCTGAATGGCTCATCGAATTTGTTCAAATCCATAATTCACCTCAGAATGGACATGGCCCAAGGAAATAACGCTGATTTAATACTTCGACTCGGGACAAATTAAGGCATACCCGCATTCCTTCGCGGTCGCCATTATGGCGATACCAGAGAGCTTTCTGCGTGTACATGCGCCTCTGTAACTTGCTCTCCTTCACTGTGGTTGCAAGTGACATGAATATCTCCTTCGTTACCGATTAATTCTTTCATCTGACGAATGAATTCTTCGTCTGACCAGTTATCTGTAAAACTCATTTCCTGCGATACCACGGAAGGTTGATAGCTGATTTCATCGCTTTATTTGCTTCAAGCCACATTTTTGAATCACCAATAAATCTGGCTATTACTGCTTTGTTTTGTGCCGCACGAAGCATCTGGTGATTAATGGCTATTTCATTGCGCATAATAAGACCTCAACTCTTTTCCATCCGTCACGTAATTTACGGGTGATTCGTTCAAGTAAAGATTCATTTAGTTGGAAGGCACCCATGCGAGCGCCTCCCGCGATTGCGTAAATCATGGGTGGTTCCTTATGTTGGTTTATTAGTAGGTTATTTTTGTTGCGAATACTTCGCCTTTTACGATGGCTGTTATGATATTTTTAGCAACATCTTCTGATGCGCCAACCTTGATAAGGTCAGCAAGTATTTTGTTATTTACTTCTTTCCGGTGAGCTTTATCCTTTGCTCTACGCTCTTCTTCGTCCTTGATTCTTTTTTCTTCTGCTATTCTGGCTTGCTCTTTTGCTTCAGCCTCGCGCCGGATTCGTTCAGCCTCCTCCTGTGCTTTTCGGCGTTCTGCTTCAATTGCCGCCTGCTTTTCTCTTTCAGCTCGTTCTGCTGCCTCTTTTGCTTCGCGCTGTGCTCGTTGCTCGGCTTCAATGCGTTCACGCTCTGCACGTTCCGCTGCGGCCTTAGCTTCTGCTTCTCGCCTTGCTGCTGCTTCAATTTCGGCTTTTGCCTTTGCTTCGGCTTCAGCTCTGGCTTTCTCTTCAGCTTCTTTTTTTAAGCGTTCTTCATGCTCTCGCTTTTCCTGCTCCGCTTTGAGTCTTGCCTCTTCTCTTTGGCGGTCAAATTCGCGATCCATCAAAATCGCTATTTCATGGTCAGACTCAATTTGCTTTGCGAGAGCTTCAGCTGCTGCCTTAGCTTCTTCTTCGGCTTTAATCCGCGCCTGTTCTTCCTCATAATCAGTAAGAGGCTGGCGTGCCTTGGCTTTCAGCTCATCAAGGCGATCACGCACTGTCTTGCGGTTAGCATCAATTAGCTTTGGAATTTCCTTCAGTTCAGCAACAAGGTCTTTGCCAAGACCATCGAGATATGTTTTCGTCTGCGCAACTTTATACGCCAGAGAAGCGATCTCCTTTCTGCCCTTTGCCGTTGTGATATCAGGCACAAAGGACATAACTTCACGTTCAACCCTTTGAAGGATTTCTTCAATCTGGTCGGCAGACTGAAATACAGTCATTGCATTTGCTTTTTCAATAACAACTAAATCTGTTACTTCACTCAT